AGCATCAACAATTCTAACTAAAAAATTATAATCGTTATTAATATTTAATATTACTTTATCTTTATAGTCTACTACTTCATTAGATGTGGTAATAATAGTTATTACATCATCATTATTTAATCTTATTGTTACTTTATTTCCATATATAGCCCCTGTATAATCAATAGTATAAACATCTGGAAGTAAGCGATACAAATCACTAATAATTTTTGGCTTATTATCATCTAACAACTCTGAAGAATTAGTAAAAATATCTTCGGCAATAAATTTATCTTTATTAACTATTATAATATTTTCTATATCTGGCATTACTGGTTTTTCTGCTGCTTCTGCTTTTGTAGGCGTTATTAAGTCTTTAAATTCAGTTATTACATTTTCAAAAGTATATGTTTCCATTTTTATTTTAGCTAATAATGCTGCATCATATACTTTATTATAAGTATTGGTTACTGCATCTGATAATTTTTCAATATTAAGATTTCCTGACTCATCATTAATAAAATCTATTATTCCAGATTTAGTAATAAGATTATTAAAAGCATCTATTGCAGCTTTTCCTACTGCTGCAATATTTAAAGTATTTCTAACTTCATCATAATCTTTATTTTGTATTTGCTTATATATTCTTAATTTTGTTTCAGAGTTTAATGGAACTTGACCTACGATTTTATTTATCAGTTTTGAAATTTCAATATCTAAAGCATTATAAATATGCTTATTATCTGAGTAAATATTTTTTTCAAATAAATTACTCATAACAGCGTCTTTATAATAAGTTGTTTTAGGTTCATTAGATAAAACTACTGTTTCAGCTTCTGATAATATAAAATAAGTTTTATCCGGTGCTGATTTTTCATCTAATAATATTTGGTCGTTGTATACATTTTCTTTATATAGGATAATAGTTTCTTTATCTGATTGTACAGTCATAAAGTTATTAACTACATCTATATTTCTTGTGAATGCGTCCGCGCCTAAATTAATATAATCAAAGCTGTCTTTATTTACTTGATTTTTATCTACTGTTATTGCTCTATATAAATTACTATCATTATTTGATTTTAAAGTATTTTGAGTTATTTTATAAACTTTCTTTATATCTTCCGGGTTTATTTTTGCTTTTGTATTTTCTATAGTATCTCGTAAACCCATTAAACTATTTATAGTATCTATATCTTTAGTGCCGTTAGCAATACCAATATCTGTTGTAAGTAATTTAATACCTTGCTCATTAACTTTTTTAGTAGTCCAACCCTTAACAATATCTTTAAAAGTTCTAATATCTTCTTTTTTTACTACTGTATTTTCTATTATATCTTTTCTGTTATTTATTATAACGTCAAAATCAGCATCGATAGTTTTATCTTCTGGTTTTATTATTTTAGTTGTTGGTATTTTCATGAAACCATTAAGATAATCAACTATTTTATTTACTGCTGTATCATTTGTTTTTCTATCAGATTCAAATATATTTTTAGCGTCATTATAGATAATATTATATGGCAATAAAGTTACACCGTCATTACGAGTAACTTCAAATTGATATTTATTATTAGATATCGTAGGCGTTAATGTATAATCTGGATAATTAACTAATATATTATTTACGTTATTAGTGATTGCTGGAATATATTTTTCAAATACTGTTTTATCTACTTTACTTATTTCTGTAGCTTGTGCGGAAGGCGGCATTAACATTTGAATTATTGAAAATATTGCCGCTTTATTAAATACATCTTTAACTATATTCAATGGATTATTTAAAGATTGTATTGTTTTATTTGCTTCTGTTATAATTGCATTACGATAATCATCTAATACTAACATTACATCTCTTGTAGGGCTAAAATCGATATTAGATAAATCTGCTTCATTAAATACTTTCATTAAGTATTGTTTTTGTAATGGTGATATATTAGCTTCTATTGCATATTTATCAATAGCGTCTTTTACATACATTTCTATAATAACTTTTTTATTAAATTCTTTTGCTTGCTCTGGAGTTATCTTGGTATCATTAAGTATCGATTCAAATGTCGTGAAGCCTATTGACTTAAATACATTATTTGCAAGTTTAGTAATAACTTTATTATAATCTTCATTTAAGTTTACTGCTGCTTGAGAAGTACCTAAACTTGTTATAACTCTTTTAAAGGTATTCATATAATCTTTATATTGATTTTCAAATAAATCATCTCTAACTGCAGCATCTGAAATAGTATCTACAGGATTTACTTGTTTAATTAAGGAATCTTTATATTGAATAAGTTTTATATAATCTGAATATATTTGCTTATTAGGCATCATATCTAATGTTTTAACATTATTTTTATAGAAATCATCTATTATAGTTTCTAATATTAATAATTGTTCATTCTTTTTATTTTTTTCTACGGCATCTATAAATGCAGTATAAATTCCATCAGGTATTAATTCAAAAGATTGTGCATGTATAGCATCCATCGATTGCTTGGCAATAATATCATCAACAATAGTTATGGGTGTCGCCAGCATTGTTTTAGCAGGCTTAGTGCTTATAAGGGTTGCCATTCTTGGGGCATTTAGTATATCGTTTATATTAGTTTTAGCTATTGCATAAGCATCTATTATTTCACGTTTAAGTTCTGATGCTGGAAACATTACTTTTAAATCATTGACAGTACCTGTAACTGCTTCTTTTAAAATACCTATTGCATTTTCTTTAACCATTTTATATAAAAATGCTGTACCATTTAAAGCAAAGTCAGCTAAAGTATTCATAGGTTTACCAAAAGCTTTAATAAAGTATTGGTAATTTTCAGTAGCGCCATATCTATAAACATCTCTTAGACCACTATCAGTATTATAATCGTCTATTATTTTTTGATTGAAATCTTTTTCAAAATCTAATCCGGCAGCTTTAAAACCTAAAACGCCAGCCATATAAACATATACGCCTAATAAATCATTTTTATATATCTTAGAATCTATAAAGTATTTATCTCCAAATATTTTCTTTTGTATTTTATCTTTCACATTTAAAACTATTTTTGTTATTTTATATGCTGACATTAAAGGTATGCTAACTTGTGGCGGAAATAATGCAAAGGTTGCTTTATCTACGACAAAACCTGCAGCAATTCTTAATATATTTTCAGGTTTAAGTTTATCTTTAATATCTTCTAAAATTAAATTTACTGTATAATCTCTTGCATCTTTTGCTTTATCATAAATATAGTTTTTTATTGTTTTAGGTTTTTCTTTTTGTACTGCTTTTATATATTCATTATGATACTGATTGAATTTTTCTTTTAAGTTCTTTTCAACTTTATCTTTATATGCTTTTGTTTTTTTAAATTCTTTTATAGTATTTTTAGGGTCTATTTTTTCTGTAATATAAATAGGTTGTAACGTTGAACGACAACCAAAATGTAACGGAGGTAAATAATCCATAATTTCATCTTTAGGAATTATTTTATTTGCAAGATTAGAACATATATCTGTCGTTCTATCATCTACAATAGCTACAAATCGATAGGCAGTTATTGCAGGGTCATCAAAAGTATCTGCAATAACTCCATGATTATATGCTCCATGCATTGAAGTTCTTGCGATAGCATTAGCTGAAGCTTTATCCCTTATATCTTTATATTTATCTTGTAAATCTTTAGCTACTTGATTTGAAGATTTACCTTCTTTAATACCTATTTCTATTTCTTTTTTGAATTTTCCTAATAAAGATTTAACTACTGATTCTTTTGAATCTTCAGTTATTTTATTTAGATAATCTAAAGTAGCATCAGGAATAAAAACTTCAGCCATAATTATAACCCCTTAAAAATAAATTTATTATAATATTTTAATAAAATTTATATTGAATCTTTACCTATTGCATATCTAATACCTATTACATCACCTATTGCTTGCTTTAAAGGTTCTTCATTAGTTTCTTCTATTATAGATTTCATAGCATCAAAATCTTTTTCATTATACGCATCTATCATTTTTTCATATTGTTCTAATGTTAGATTAACTAATGAATCTGATATTGCTTTTTGTAATACTTTTTCTGCTTCTATAAAGTCTTCTAATTTATTAACATCATAATTTTTAGTGTTGATATCTACTTTTGCATTTTTAAATTTATCATTCATAGACATAAAAGAAGTTTCATTAACTTTCTTTTCTGGTAAGTCATATTTATTACGTACAAAGTTTAAATCTTCTTTATTGCTAGGGCTCATATATCCAGCAGTAGTTAATTGTGTATATACTCCAGCTAATTTATCTAATTCTTCACTTTGAATGCTTGTAAATTTTAATTTAGGGTATCTATCTGCTCTAAAATTTACATTAACTAAAGGTTTTATTACTTGACATTCCATATCATTTGCAACATCATTTAGTAATTTTTTAAGTACTAAATAAAACATATCGAATTGTGTTAAAGCTGCATTATAAGTTCCTGAAGATGTGTTAGTAAATCCTAATTGGTCTGGCATTAATAATCCTCTGGTTATCATTTTATCAAATCTATCTAATGCTTGTTCATAACCTTGAGGTGCTTGAAAATCTAATTTATCTATTCTTATTTTACCATCTGGAAGTTTAAATGACGTTCCTTTAAGTAAGTACGTAAGAATATTTTTTAAATCACTATTTTCATCAGTACTTAATTGTCCTGTATAGTATGCTACTAATAATGGAGTGCCATACCTTTCAAGATGTATTGCATAAAATTTTAAAGTAACATCTTTTAACCACCATGGTCTATAAACTGCTCTTAAATCTGCATCGCCATAATGATTATCAAACTGCTTATTAAAAGTATGTATAAGAAATTTAGATACTGGTAAATCTTGACTATAAGAACCTTGGCCTTGAAATTGTCTTAGAAATGCTAAATTACCGTAAACATCTGTTTTAAAGTCAAATCCATGCGGGGGTCTTGTTTTTAAATCTTTTAATCCTACTTTACCTTTAAAATATCTATGATTATCTATATAATTAAATAACATTTCTGAAACTGAAAATCCATAATCCATTGCTGATAATATGGATTCTAATCTTTTATTGAATGGACTATTTAATCTTTCGAATAAATTATATTCAACAAAATCTTTTATTTCAATATCTACCCTATCATTTGATGCTGGTTCTAATGAAACAGTATTTGCTAGCATTAACGTCTTTTTCAAAAGTAAAGCTACTTTAACTGCTTCATCATCTTTCATCTTATCATAAGTATAAAGACCTTTTTTCATTATAAGGTCATCAGGATTATATGGATTTATAGATAATTGTGTAGGTAAAACATTAAATGACATTTCGTTTAAAACGTCATCTTTACTTAAATAAATCTTTTCTGGAGCATTATAAAGTTTATCGGTCATATTATTCACGTCCTTTGTAAAGTTAATAAAATTTATATAAAATTTTATTAAAAATTTTATAATACTTTATAATAAAATAAAAAAATACCGGCCTAATTATAAGCCGGTATTTAAAAGGATGTGATTATTATGAAAACCTGTTTAATGGTATATTATATAATTAAATAATATGCGGTTGGATTTCTTTTTCATAAGATTCTTTATAAGTAGTTGCTATTTCTTGATATCTTTTATTTAGTTGTGTTTGTTTTTCTACATGCTTTTTTATTAACTGGTATAAATCATTTTTATATTCTTGAGTATTAGCTATTATATATGTTTCTCTACTGTCTTTAGTTGGTTCATCATTAATATAGCATTCTATTTTAAAACCTTTTTGTGGTTTGTTTGCTATAAGAACTTCATGTTTCATAAATAAAATATCTTCAAAATTTTTCATAGGTTCCTGTTTCATAAATTTTCCTTTCTCATTTCTTTTCATTGTTATTACCTCCATTTAATTTTGTTATTTCGTTATCTATTTCTATAATCATTTCAGATAAATGTTCACATGTTATATAATCTAAATTCATCCAATCTTTTAATTTTTTATATATTATTTTTAATTTATCATGTTTAATATTAATTTGATTTTTGTTATCAATAGTTTTATTATCGGTATTTTTACTACTTATAAATTTAATTTTAAACATTATAAACCTCTTTTTATTAAAATATTTTAATAAATTTATTTTATAATATCTTTTATTTTATTAAGTTTAATCTCAAAATCATGTAGTTCTTTTATTCTATCTGCTAATAATCGATTATCTTTTCCATAGTTAGTATTATTATTTAAAAATGTTATATCCTTATTTACTAAGTCAATAACAACGCATTTAATATCTCTGCTGTCTTTTATATAAATCTTATTATCTTTTACTTCAAATGTATCTGCTTGTTTTTGATTATTTACTGACTTGGTGGTATCGGTTACAGTTATGTCATTACCAATAGTATAGCTATTAGTTACTTCTTCTAAAAGTTTTAAGTATAAATCTTCTTTATGATATTTACCGGTAATTTGCTTAAATCTATTTTCGCGCTCAAGTGCTTTACATTTAGCATTGAAGGTTAATATAAAACCTTGTTTGATTCCACTATAAAAATTATCAAGGTTATGCGCTAACTTATGATATTCACAATCTCTTTTCTTAGTATTAACACAAGTGCAATATTTAGATTTTTCCATATTAATCAACTCCTACTTATTTATCTTTATTTATATAATAAAACACGGCATTAATCTGTAATATTTTGTTTTATGTAATTTAAAATTACATTATTTTTAAAAAAACCTATAGGATTTTTGTAGATGTAATACTATGTAATACTATTTATATAATAAAATAACCTATCAATCATGATAGGTTATTATTGTTTTTATTAAAATATTTTAATAAATTTATTTTTTCTTCCTACCTCTTTTACCTTTAACTATTTCAATTACCTCTTCTGTAACTTCAGGTTTAATCTCTACTGTTTCATCTGATATATCAGAAGTTATAGCATTAATATTATCATCTGGATTATTATACATATCTGCTTCTATTGTATCTGGTTCATTGGAAATTTCATCTTCTATTTCTTCATGATATATCTTTACCGGCTTTCTAACTTTAGTATGTTCTATATAATCTACATTAGGTTCAGGTATATTTTGATTAGGTACCGCTAACAGGGAATTATCTATTGTAAAACCTTCTACATCTGGTTCTTTAATTACTTGGCTTGCTGTTTTTTTATTCTTAACTATTTTATTAACGCATATTTCACAGAGGCCGGTTCTTTCATATCTAGAAAATATCTGATTGGTAGATTTACCACATGATGAGCAGGTGTAATTATTATTATTCATTTTCTTTATATTATTATTCTTTATAAATTCTCTAATATCATTTATTGATTTTTTAGTTATCTTACATATAAGTTCTAAGTTAAAGTTATTATCATATATAGTTTTAAGTAGTTTATTTTTTTCTTCCCTTAATTCTTTAGTTACTTCTAAATCGCATTGTAAGCATAATCCTCTAGTAGTTAATGCATCTAGTTCTCTGTTACATTTTCCACATATTGACATTTTGTTAGTACTCCTTTTAATTTTATTTTAATAAAGTATTATAATTTATTATTATAATATTTTATTAAAACGATTTTATATATGTTTATATTAATTTATTTTTAATAATACTTTTTCTTCTACAACGTCTAAATCATCTTTTGTTAATTTTTTAGGACATTTATTCTTTAATATAATTTATATATACCGCCTTTATTTCTTCTGGAGTTAATATTAATTCTTGGTTTAAATGGTCTGTAAATATTCCTACGCCTGAAGAATATAAATCAGCAAATTTAAAATCCCAATAATCATTACCATTGTTATATAATACTGAATGGAAATCTTTAGCTTCATTTAATTTTTCTTCTGCTAAATCAGCATTCAATAATTGTATTCTTTTTATTATTTGGCTTAATTGTTCTGCAGTCATTTAACTTTCTCCTTACATTCAGAGCATCTTTTTAATGCTGGCTTTTCATCAAATTCTAATTCAACGTTATAACCAATATTATATTTATCCCTAAATAATATACAATAATACTTTTGTCCAAAATGTGAAGTTCCTACAAATTGACATTTAAGACAATATTCTTCAGAGCAATCTATATCTAAAGTAATTTTTTTCATATTAATATCCTTTATCTTTTTCTGAAACATAAATATAAAAACAAACAAGGTAATCCAACTGGTAATAGAAATAAAGTCCAAATTGGAGCTGTTATTAATATTACTAATATAAATGCTAATTCACCTAATGGGTCTTCTGACTGTCTATATCTCATATTATTTTACCTTTTATTAACGTATAAATATAATAAACATACAATAATTGATAATATAAATATTGTTAAAAAATAAACTTTATACAATTTCCGGTCTGCTTGCAAGCTCGGCCTTGAGGTGGGCGATTTCGTCGTTAAGTTTAATATTTTCAGCCAAAGCAAGAGGTGGGCGATTTCGTCGTTAAGTTTAATATTTTCAGCCAAAGCAATACGAAGTTTTTGTAGCGCTGCTAATTCGTTCGATTGAAATGCTTTTTCCATAGCTTCCAGATTTATGACTTCATTTTTCAATTTTTCAATCTCCGCAGCCATGCGCTCGGCGGCGGAAACGACTTGATATGCGATTGACTCTCCATCGTCATTATAATCCAGTTCATATAAATATTTTTCGTGTTGTTTTATTATCTCAAGGTCTGTCATTTTATTATTTTTATTATTCTGCATAAATACCTCTCTTTTGTCTTTTTTGGCCATCATATAAGGATATAAATTCTAAGTTTAAATATGTTATTTTAAATTTCATAAATTACTCCTTATACGTATATTTATTCTTATTTTAAATCATTTTTATATATAATAAAAATCCTTTAAACCATTATGTAGTTTAAAGGATTAAAAAAAATAAATTTATTAAAATATTTTAATAAAATTTTACCATGCATCAAAGTCTTCAATAGTACCAATATTAAAGTCATTATTACTTATTGCCGGTAATATTTTTTCTGGTGCTAATTTTCAGTACCATAATAATTAGATAAAAAATATTTAGTAACTTGGTGTACTACTGAACCTAATCCATCGGCTAAATCTTTTGAACCATCACTCGGGTGCTCAATTTTCCCGTTAGCATCTTTTTCTAATCCTTTTAATTCAGTTTCTACTAAAGCATTATCAACGCAATATACTCTTTCTTGATGTATTGCATGTTGTGTATCATGATACGGTTCACAAGGTAATCTGTCCATAGATATATATTCTGTATTAATACCTTGTTTATTAAGTCGCTGAATAAGATAAGTTGTCTGAAATCTATCATAAGCAACATTTTGAAAATATATTCCATTATTCTTTAATCTTAAAAATAACTCATATACTTTATCAAAATCTATTTTACCATATTTAGGCGGAACTATTGTTAATAAAAAGTCAATAGCTATTATTGGCATTTCGACTTGTATTAATTCATTATTTTCTTGCTTGGTTATTGTTGTACTTCCATATAAATATCCACTAACAAAACCAACATAATCCCTAGATTCTGCCATATCTATATGCGCAAATCTTGGTTTATTTATATTTTGTATATATTGTTTTATTATTGTAATATCTTCTAAACTAAAATCTACTTTATTTTTATTTATATATGGTTTTAATACTTTATTGAACATTAATGGAACTTTTAAACCATTAATAAATTTACCGTTACCATAATAAGTTTCACCTGCTAAATCACACATAGCGCCAAAGAAATCATCTTCAAAATCTTTTCTAAATAACTCAGGTATTTGTATTACTCTTTCATATTCATTTTCATTATTATCATATAATATACTACTGGTTCTTGTTTTCTTATGATTAATACCTATTTTAAATTTAGGCACGTTTTTAAATTTAGGGTTAGTATCCCAGCTTGCATACCTTAATACGATAACTGATTTATCATTTGTAGCTTTTATATGTTCTATTCTGGTATTAATATAGTCTTTTTCATGCTTTTGTGAACTTATAGTAAAAAACTTTCCCGGTAATGTTCCGTGTATAGTTCCATAAGTATTTTTCATTCTACGAAAAACTGAATTATATAATGTTAATGCTGCATTATAATTATTATCTTGCTGGCCATGGCCCCTACTTCTTTTACTATTTTTAATATCTGGCATGAAGTTAGCTTCATCAAGAAAACCTGATATCGTATTCTGACCAAATGCGGATAATTCTGTTGAGTTACCGGATAAGAATATTAAATTACCTCTTGCTAGTTCATCAGCAGAACCTAACTTAAATATTACTCTTGTTTCTAAATCTTTTCTTATTCTATAAGTATTAAAGAATGGACTATTATCAAATATTCTTTTAACGCCATCAAAAAATTCTGATTTAGCTTTTGTAGCATTAACACTAAATACTGCAATATAAATATCAGTTGATGATGATATTCCAAAAAATTCTTGTGGTTTCTTTAATGCTAATATTTCATAAGTCATTCTTACAGCGCAAGCTTCAGCAAGATAATTTTTACCCCATCTTTGAGAACCACCTAAAATAACTTCCATTATTCCGTATGTAGTAAATATCCTTCCAAAGTCTTCTTTAAGTTTTGGATACATCTGAGCGCCATAATCACCTGTATAAATAGGGTCTTCTAAAAATTCTTTAGGCGTTACTAATGTAAATTTATAGTCATCTGCGAAAAGATTATTGACCAAAGATAAATTTCCTTGGTCGATAAGTTTCTTCATTTCTTCAAAGTAAGATTGTTCAAATGAATTTAAGTGGTCTATGTTCATTTTATTTATTTTCTTCTTTCTTTTGCATGTATTGTAAAGCTAATAATTTCATCTTTTCTTTTGTTTCTGGCGGTAACTCTATCTCACCTTTTATATTATTTTGGGTTATATTGTTTGTAAAATTAAAATTAATCGTTTCGTTTTTATCTGTAAGACTATCTAAAACGGATGAAAAAGCTAAGAGTAACTTTGTTGTTTTATCTAATAAATCAGATGATTCAATATGAAAAGTATTAAGTCTTTTATCTGATAATAGTTCAGTCAAGCATTTGTCAAGCAATTTATAAATTCTATCTAATAAGGCCATTTTTTGTTTTAATGCTATTAATAATAACGTGTTTAATTTAATGTTTTCGGAGTTTAGCATACTATTTATGGTAGATTTAGCCTTAGCAAATATATCTTCTAAAGACATATTATCATTATCCATACTAGCAATATCATTGACTAATTTTCTAGCTTCATTTTTAGCTTCCGCTGGAGTTTTAAATCGTTTATTAATATCCATCAAATAATCAACACCCTTCAAAAATAAATTTATTATAATATTTTCATAAAATAACTTGCTCTAATTTTTTCTTTTGTTCTGAAAGTCTATCAGCATATTTTTTAATATTGCTATAAATAGTTTGTACTTGGCTTTGTGAACAGAAAAATATTTTACTAGCATTCATGTAAACTTCATTTAAGTTTTTACTATCTGTTTTATGCTTTTCAATATAATTATAAATTCTAAAATCTCTCCCACAGTTTTTAATATCTGCTATTGAAGGTACATTAATTGTGGTTCCACCAAATATTAATATAAACTTTTTTAATTGTTCTGCGTCTAATATTTCCATTAAATCAATGTATGTAGTATCGCATAAATATAAATATAAAATATCTGATTCATCTAATTTCATTGTTCATCGCCTTTCATAAGATAATCATATAAACCTTGTTTATATAAATGTATTCTTAATCTAACTAAAAAATAATTACAAACGGTATTAAATATATGATTAGGATGTAATTGAGTATTTGCGTATTTTCTTATATTATTTTGGTGTAAATATCTTTTATAAGTATTAAATAATTTCCCACGTCTATCATGACCTATCTCACATAAATATAAATTATATGCCAGTAAATCGATAATATGCGGTAAATCATAAAGCTCATAGTCAGATAATTTTAAAAAATGTTGCTTAATAAAACATAAAATATCTAACGCTTTATCATTACCATAAAATCTATCCACTGGCATATTTTTTATAAATACAAATAAATTATCTACAAAATTTTTACAGATTACTGTTGATTCGCAAGGTTTATGTGATTCACGTTGTTTTTTATTATAATATTCTGGAGCATCCATTGATATTCTTGATTGCTCCCACTTAACCTTATCTATTTTTTTAGGAAATCTTGTGTCAAGTAATTGTAAAATTGAAGTTAATATAAAATATTTTTGGTCTATATTTTTAAAATTATATCTATAAGAATATACTTTACATAAACCTATAAATACATCGTGGCATATATCTTCATAACCTATATTAGGGGTAAAATATCTCCAATAGTTTTTAGTTAATGCGCAAATTAATTTGTAATAATTAGTATATAAATAATCATACAAATACTTTTTTTCATTTTCTGATATGAAGTCTGGATTCTTATTATATTTCTTTCCCATTAAAATATACTCTTCTTTTTTGGTATTTGTTTTTGTATTTCTATTCTTTTAACTTCGCTCTTACTATTAGTGCAATCAGGTATTTCTTTTGATTTTTCTTCTATCTTTAATCTAGCAAATTTATCTACTGAATCTTTATTTATTAATGACTTATCATAAATTGGTTTATTTTCATCTTTAAATTCTTTATCAAAATTAAATGTTACAGCATCATGTGAAGGTACTATTCTTAATACATTACCGGTTATAGATAAAGTAACTTCTACTGGAACATATAAAGCATCCTTATCATTTTTTGGAATTAATAACTTTTGGTCAATTAGTGCTTTTATTACTTTTTTCCCTTCCAATACTATTTCCATTTTTAACCGCCTTTTTATAAAATCCTTTACTTAAAAACAAGCTACCTAGAATGGCATCTACAATATCATTATCGTTATAATTGAAATTGGTATTATAATTTCTATTTATATAATCAACTATAACTATTTTTTTAGCATAATCAAATTCAGATATTAATTTACCTTTTGTTTTTATTTTTCCTTTTTTAGTTATTAATACTGTTCGTTTAGTTCTAATATCTACTAATTCTCCATTAACTATCCGCAAATGTTTTGTATTGAAATCAATATGTTTAAATTTATTGTAATAATGATTTTCATTTTTTAAATATTCACTATATGGAGTTTTAGGTTTATTTTTATATTTTTTATTATATGCTTTTTCAGTTAAAACTTTATCAATATTTAACCCAAAATGTTTTCTTATTGATTTAGCTATTGCAAATATAGGCTCTTGTTTATTATAATTATAACATACTAATTCTGCAATTGCTTGAAGTTTTGCTAGTTTTTTGTAGCCGGTTACTGATTGACTAAATATGTCTTCAATACCTATTATATCTGGATTAACTTTATAAACAATATCTTTTATCCATTGATTAAGTTTAAATAATGTTTCTGCAAAAGTTTCACAAAGCATTGATTCACTATTATATGATATTATTTTATTATCTTCTATAACTGCATAAGCTGACATTTTTTCTGATAAATCAAAAAATAAACATAACATTTAAAATACTCCAATATAAATTTATATTATATAATAAAATAGCCCATCAGATTTTTTTCTGATAGGCTATTATTTTTTATTTTTATTTTTATTTTTATTTTGTTTCTAATAAATTTTTAGGTAATAATAATGAATCATTAGTAGCATATATTGTTATTCCGCAATCTTTACCACAAAAATAAGAATGATTAATTAATACTTGAAATTTATTAGCAATCCATTTAGGTCGTTTATCTTCTTGTACTTGTGGGTGTATATTATGATATTGATTAGAACTACCATTAAAATTACCTTCATAGTCAACGACAGCATAATAATCTTTACTCCCGCCATCCCAGTATGATACTGTTGACACTTCGGTATTAGAATCAAGTATTTCCAATATAAATTTTTTACCTGTATATTGTGGAAAAGTTTTTTCCAATAAAAATTTAACATCTTGTTTTTTTAATTTTAATCTACTCATTTTAATCACTCCTTAATGCTTTTATTTATTATAATATTTCTCTACTTTTTATCTTATCTTTTAATTCTATTGGCATATCTTTTAGTACTTCGTTAATAAGTTGTTCTCCTGTTTTTACCTTTGGATATTCATTATTACTAATTGTAAAACAGCCGCCATTTAATCACGTTATTTTAACCCATACTAATTTTTTATTCATTCTAACCACTCCGTAAGTTTAATATTTTTATTTATTTATCTATATTTATTACAACATATTATTATAAAAAAGTAAATAGTTTTTTAAAAATATTTTAAATTATTTTTTAAACTTAAAAGCCAATAAAATCAATACTTTTGAAATATATAAAAAAGCCTTTAAAACTTTTATTTGTTCTAAAGGCTTTTTATTTATTTCTTTGGTATTTTTAAAATATTATTTTTCTTTATGTAATCACTAAATTTTATTTTTGCCAATTAAACCTACCGCCCTAAAAATGCTAAATTATCTTTAATCTTTAGCCCTATATATTTTTTATCTATAATAGTTATCTTAGATTTTTTAGGTAAATTAAAGGCTGTTTTTTTATCCCATACACAAATATCTAACTTTAATCCTTTAATTGCCTTACCTTTATCACAAGCTTTAAATATTTTATTTGGAAATGCGTCAATAATCAAATAACTATTTAAAGGTATAACTTTAGGGTCTACAGCAACAGAAATATAATCTTCATTAGAATATAGCCACTGAAGTTTATGGCCGAAGCAATCAAATTTTCCACCTTCAATATGTTTTTCATTTTTTGAAGCTGTATAAGGATAATAACCAGAAATTTTCATTGTCATTTCTTTTTTAGTATATCCGCTTAAAATAAATGATATTAACAATAAGCATATAATTTTCCGCAAAATTATTTTCTCACCTCACATAATTTTTAATATTTGTTTATCTATTTTAGCTACTAATTTTTGAAATTGTTCTTTATAAAAATCAGAGCCATAAACAAAAACGTTTGCTTCATATCGTAATTGATAAAGTTTATTTATTTTATCATGAAATATTTTACTTAATGTTTCTATCTCAAGGAGTCTATTTCTTGAAACTTCTCTACCATTTTTAGCTTCTAGCCTTTTATTAGGAAATTCTTTTTCCATTTAATTACCTCAATTTTATAATAAATTAAAATACAAACTTGTACTTATATTATTACGGTCAACAATCAAGTTTTGCTATTAATCTTTTAATATCTGTTATACTTTCATTATTTAATATTCTTCTAGTTAATTCAGCGTTTAATATGCTTATAATTAATTTCAATTCTTCTTCTGTAAATCTAAATCCTAAACGCATTTAAACTCCTTTAGATAATAATCAACAGTAAATTTTAATCCAGTTTCAAATTTTATTTTTGGATAAAAACCTAACTCTGATTTTATTTTATAATTATCAATAGCATATCTAAAATCATGACCTAATCTATCAGTTACAAATTTTATTTTTACATCATTATAACATTTATGTTCCATAATATCAATTATTTTATTAATAACTTCAATGTTTGAAATACAATTTTCAGCACCAACATTATAAATTTGTCCTATTGATTTATCTGAATTTAAAATTAAATCTATTGCCCTACAATGGTCTTCAACATGAATCCAATCTCTTTTATTTGCCCCTGTTCCATACACTGGAATAGGTTCATTTTTAATAATACTTTTAATTACAGTTGGTATAAACTTTTCTTCATGCTGAAATTTACCATAATTATTTGAGCATCTTGATATTGATACTGGTAAATTATAAGTTTTATAATAAGCCATTACCAGCATATCTGCGGATGCTTTACTAGCTGAATACGGTGAACTTGGTTTTATCTGATTATATTCATTAAAAGGTAATTCATCTTTTGAAAGGCTTCCGTAAACTTCGTCTGTAGAAATCTGGTGAAACCTTATTGAATTTCTTCTTGCTAATTCAAGTAAGTTAAATGTTCCATTTATATTTGTTTTTATAAATTCTTCTGGTGATATAATTGCGCGGTCAACATGACTTTCTGCAGCGAAATGGATTATACAATCTGGTTTAAACTTATTTATATCATACCATGTTATATCATTAATATTTCTAGTAAAATGCTTATATCTACTAGAATTATAATATTCAGAATTAATATATTTTTGATTGCTTGCATAAGTTA